CCCGAAAGATGTTTACCAGACATACTGCAAGGCGCTGAGCGTTCCGGGCGTTAATACTGGTTTGTATCCCGTTTCCGGTAGAGCCTATGGCTGGGCAACGAACAGAGCCTACGCATACAGCCCTGCGATTCTTGGTACACAGTCACTTTAGCGGCTTCGGCTCCGCTGCAAAGGCCCTTCGCATCGTGTCGGGTAGTCCCGGTCTGGAACAGGCCAATTCAAAAGGTTGCTCAATGCGCAGCCCTCCTTTCATGGCCCTTAAAGGGCGGGACTATTCTACATGAGGCAGTAAACAAAAGTCAACACAGGAGGTGGAAAGATGCCTGAGAAATGGACAGGCGAAGTGATCGGAACTCTGCATGTACACAACAAAACATGCCAGGAACTGGCCCGGAAGGTGGGAATTCATGACAAATATCTCAGTCAGATCCTCAACGGACACCGCAACCCGCCCGGCGCCGAGCAGAGGATCAGGGCGGCGCTGAGCGAACTGTTGAAGGAGGAATAAACATGACGGGCGATTTCAAGATCACCCATGAACACATGAAAGCCCTTGGCCCCTGCGCGGCAGGATGGCGGGACTTTCTCAGCGAGTACCCCAAGGAACAGTACCCGGACGGCGTAGGGTATCAGGACATTCTCGACCGCTGCTGTGAAAAGGGCAGAGCGGACTACGCATACTGGCTGCTTTCAAAGGTCGGGCCTACCTCAGATGTTCGGGTGTATGAAGAGGCCATCGACGATGCGAACAAGCGCATCGTGTTTGCCGGGTCTATTGCCTTTAAGGCTTCGGTTGTGTGTAAAAGCATCAAGGCTGGCTGGGGCATCGAGGCTGGCCGTGGCATCAAGGCTGGCTGGGGCATCGAGGCTGGCGAGGGCATCGAGGCTGGCTGGGGCATCGAGGCTGGCGAGGGCATCAAGGCTGGCTTCCGAATTTTCGCCGGTATATCCATTTATCGCGACAGCGAAACTTGTGAAAAGCACATCCGCTGCAAAAAGCTGATCTCCGGCGAGGTCGCTTATGGTGATCTGGAGATCATTAAGGAGGAATGACATGGCCCGGGAACTCAGCGGATACCGCGAGAAGCTGGAGGAGCTGCACGGGCTCTTTCCCGGGCGAGTGTGGCTGAAAACAGCGGAGATCGCGAAATGCACCGGGCTGGACAGGCGGACAGCCGCCAGAAAGTTCGGTGTCGCAAGAGGCGGCATGGCGGTGGATGACTTTGCAAAAGCGCTGTGCCGAGCAAAATAAAATGCCGCCCAGTGTAGGCGCACTGGACGGCGGCAGATCAGTAAGATTGGCGATCATACAAGACCCTTGACCGCATTTTACCACGGGTCTTGTAAAAAAGCAAGGAGATGTATGATGCGGACTTTATTTACCCCAGAGGAGTTGGAAGAGATGCGCCGGCCGGACGAGGAGATAGAGGCAGATTTTTGCCTGACCGAAGAGGATGAGGCCGCGGCCCGGGGGCGGGACAGACGCCACAAAAGCAACGAACTGGACGCCAAAAGCCAGAAAAAGGCGGACTACAAGCGTCGGTACTACGAGGCCAACCGGGAAAAGGTGGCGGAACGCCAGCGTCGGTACAGAGAGGCCAACCGGGAGAAAGAGGCGGAAAGCCAGCGGCTCCCAAATATGCTGTGATTGGGCGTGATCTCGCGTGTTCAAAAACGGAACCAAATATTTCATCGATTATAAGGGCGAGATAATGCCGATCCGTGAGTTCGCCGAAATGTTCGGCCTGTCCGCGAACACGGTGCGGGCCAGATATCTTCTCGGCATCCGGGATTGGCAGGAGCTGGGGCGTTCGCCGGGTCACACTGGCAGACCAAAGGGCGCGATCGCGCTGGACGACACACCAGACTACTCAACGTCTGAACTGTACGAACTATACGAGCGTTTTGCCGGGCGTAGCGACGAGCGCGAGATGCTGGCGGGCTTCGCCGGTGTGCCGGTCAAGGAGATCGACGACGTGTTGGCTCGATTCCGGGCAAAGTTTTATGGAGGAAATCATGAAAAAGTCAAAGGCTAATTTTTTAACGCTGGTGATCTGGGCGCTGGCCCTTGCCTTGCTCACCATCCTTATTATCAGCAGACCGGGGGCCGCCCCGGTGGTCGGGTATTTGTTTGCGATCCCCGGTGTGGTCTCCTGTGTCGTGCTCACCCGGGAATTTATCTACGGAGGGAGGGAGCGCTGATGGTGCGAAAGGTTTTGAGTCTCTTGCAGGAGCGTGTCGAGTATGCCAACCGCCGGATGGTGGAGGAGTGCCGCAACGGCGATGACGAGGCGGCGAGGTATTGGGTCCTGTACAAAGATGGCGTGAACGCAGCCATCCGGGACGTGGAGGCAGTTGCCGCGGAGGCCGCCAATGGCTGAGCATTCGTGCAGGGAGGCGGCAGCCATCGGTCGGGGGCTTGGGTATCCCCGGTACAGCAAGGAGCTCCACTCCGCCGCGAAGAACTCGGACAAGACCGGCGTCATGTGGGTGCCGGAGCTGGCAAAGGTGTTTGCCCCGGAGAGCCCTCCTGTGGCACGGAAGGCCGAGAACAGGGCCAAGTGCCACGGCTGGCGGGTAAGGCTCTCCCCGGAGGCTCACAAGCTGTTGAACGGCAGGATGAAGCGGCTGGGGTATTCGACGAAGCAAGCGTATCTGGAGAGCCTCCTGCGGCTGGAGTTGCGCGAGGAGCGAAAATACAGACACGCCATGGAGGAACTGGATGGATAGATACTACATAGACGAGGAGTGCCAGGTCTGCGGGAAGTATGTCGGCTCCCGGCTGTGCGACGATTGCAAGACGGAGACGGTGGAGCTGTTCAAGGCTCTGTGCCGGGAAAACTTTGGATCGGATCAACTGCTGTATCTGGCTGTGCTGCTGGACGGCGTGTATCTGACGGATTTTTTGAAAGGATGAGACATGGAGAATTATTTTGTAAAGCTCAGCTCCATCAACGTCAACGACAAGACGGAAAAGAAAAACGGCCTGACTTATCTTAGTTGGGCGTGGGCGTGGGGCGAGGTGAAGAAGCTGTTCCCGGACGCCGTATATACCATCTATGAGAACGCGGACGGCTGGAACTATCACACGGACGGGCGGACGTGCTGGGTAAAGACCGGCGTCACCATCAACGGCATCGAGCACATAGAGGAGCTGCCGGTCATGGACTTCAAGAACCGCTCCATCCCGTATGCGGACATCACGTCCTTTGACGTGAACAAGGCCATCCAGCGGAGCCTCACCAAAGCCGTGGCCCGCCACGGTCTGGGTCTTTACATCTACGCGGGCGAGGATCTGCCGGAGATGCCGTGCGAGGAATGTGGTGCGCCGATCGTGTCTGTGGCTCGCCGGGACGGGACCATGTGGCCCACGGCCGAGATGGTCACATACAGCCAAAAGCGATACGGGAAAGCCCTGTGTGCGAAGTGCATGAAGGCCGCGGACAAGGAAGAGGGCTGATATGGATCTCATATCCGAGGTGTTCCGCAAGTCTGAGCTGCTGGAAGCGGCTCTGGCGGAGAGCGGCAAGCGCGGTAAGGCGTTCGCCGAGGCGGAGAGGGCGTACAGGGTCGCTCTCTCCTCCAAGATCCTGACGCTCCGGGACGCGGGGCAGCCGGCAACGCTGATAGGCGACCTTGCCAGAGGCGACGCCGAGGTCGCCCGCCTAAAGTTTGATCGGGACTGTGCGGAGGTCGTATACGATTCCTCCCGGGAGGCGATCAACGTGTACAAAAAGTCCATCGACGTGCTGCGGGAGCAGATCGACCGGGAGTGGAGCCGGGCATGAGAAACCTGTCCAGCAAGAGGGCCAAGGCCCTCGCCATCGACACCAAGACGAAGCGTCTGGTATATGACCGGGACGGCGGTCTGTGTGTGAACTGCCACCGACCGGGAAGCCCGGAGGCACATTACATACCCCGGTCGATGGGCGGGCTTGGCTGCGAGGAGAACATACTGACCCTTTGCCGTCGCTGCCATGACGTTTTCGACAACGGCGGCAGGGAGGCCCGTGAAGAGATGAGGTCCCGCTTCCGTGCGTATCTGTCCAGTTTTTACGACGGGTGGGACGAAGAACGACTGATATATAGAAAGGAATAGATATGCTAAATCACATAGTGCTCATGGGGCGGCTGGTGTCTGACCCAACAGCGAGATTCACCAACAGCGGGAAGCAGGTGTCCTCCTTCCGTATCGCGGTAGACCGCGACAGGAAGGGCCCTGACGGAAGCCGGGAGACGGACTTCGTCGATTGTGTCGCATGGGGCAAGACGGCGGAACACGTCGTGCAGTTTTTCAAGAAGGGAAGCGTCGCCGTCGTGTCTGGCCGATTGCAGATGCGGGAGTGGACGGACAAGGAGCGGAACAAGCGTACATCCGCAGAGGTCATCCTTGACAGCATCTACTTCGGCGACAGCAAGCGCGACAGCGGGCCCGCAAAGGCGGCTCCTGTAGCGTTCCAGGCCGTCGAGGACGACGACGGCGAGCTGCCGTTTTGAGGTGGCCGCGTGGAAAGACAGCAGTTCACTTTTTACCGGTCGTTTTGGGAAGCAGTTAAGCTGCTTCCCAGCACCGAAGACAGATTAGCGGCGCTGTCTGCGATCTGTGCGTATGCTTTGGACGAGGAACTGACCCCTCTTGATGGCGTCCCCGCCGCTGTGTTTGCGCTGATCCGTCCGACGCTTGACTCTTCAAGAAGCAAGGCACAGGGCAGGATCAAAGCAGGAACAAGCGAAGAAGATGTTGCGAACAAAACGGGAAGATGCGAGGAAGATGCTGTTAACAAATCGATAAGATGTGAAGAAGATGTTGTTAACAAAACGGTAAGATGTTGCGAACAAATCGGTAAGGAGAAAGAGAAAGAGAAAGAGAAGGAATCTTATATACCCCCAAACCCCCAAGGGGAAGCGGATTTTGAAAGATTCTGGCAAGCGTACCCGAAGAAAGTTGGCAAGAAGTCTGCTAGGAAAGCGTTCGTCCGGGCAAAAATGCCCGTCGGGCCACTTGTGACCGCGATCGAGCGGCAGAAGTGCAGCGACCAATGGAGTAGGGACAACGGCCAGTACATACCCAACCCTGCCACGTGGCTGAATCAGGGCCGGTGGGAGGATGAGCTTTCCCTGACAGAGGAGGACAAGCGGTATGGCGACGTTCATTGACGGTCTGGTCTGCGGCGATGGGCTGGATGCGAAAAAGGGCCTGTGGTTTCTGGACGGACCGATAGAGCGGGACGCTCTGGAGGACGTTGGTGCCAATGCGACGTGTCTGCCGATGGGGGCGGCGTGGGACGAGTTGGACCGCGGCAAGGAGGCGATGTCTGCTTTCCCTCATATCGTGGTGTGTTCCGCGGATGACGCATGGCGACGTCAGGCGGTACACGAGGTGCGTTCCAGGGTGCTTGGCGTCCCGATCCTCGAGACGGGCGGAGGCTTTGCCGGGCAGGAGACCATCGCCGGGCTCGCGAGAAAGCAGGGGGCGATGGCCGTATCCACCCTGTATGCACAGGCGGTGGATATCCCGGCCCGCGGGATCATCAGCCTGACGAAGATCCCGCCGACACCCAAGAAGCGGCACGTGTCGTCCGGCATCAACGTCTTGGACAAGGCGATCGGCGGCTTCCTTCCGGGCGAGCTGTCCGTCTGGACGGGCAAGCGCGGTGAGGGCAAGAGCACGCTCCTCGGTCAGATCCTCTGCGAGGCCGTGGACAAGGGAGAGGCGGTGTTCGCCTTTTCCGGGGAGCTGCGGCGTGAGCGGTTTCGGGACTGGATCTATCAGCAGTTCGCGGGCCCTGACAACGTGGCGGAGGTCTGGGACGAGGGCAGCGGCAGGGCGGAGTGGGTCATAAAACCCGACGCCCGCAAGCGGCTGGAGAAATGGCTCGGCGACCGCTTCCTGCTGGTGGACAACACGGAGGCCGGGACCAACACGGAGGCTGGTATCCTGTCGCTGATGACCGTTGCCCTGCGCCAGTACGGCTGTCGTGTGTTTATGATCGACAACCTGATGATCGCGGAACTGGAGGGGCAGGACTATTTCCGGGCTCAGTCCGCGTTCGTGGGCAAACTGGTGGCCTTTGCCAAGCGCAATGACGTACACGTGCATCTGGTGGCACACCCCCGAAAGGTGGGGAAAGACGCGATCGCTATGGATGATGTTGGCGGCTCCGGGGACATCTCCAATCGGGCGGACAACGCCTTCTCGCTGGAGCGGCTGGACGATGAGACGGCGGCGAGGCTTGGCTACCCGTCCGTGCTCACCGTCATGAAAAACCGGGAGACCGGCACACGCGGATATCGCATAGGGCTGCAGTTCGAGGCGTCGTGCCGTCGGTTTTATCAGAACGCGGGCGGTACGCCTTATTGGGAGTACAAGTGGGTCGAGCATGGCTTTACGGTGTGCGATGACCAGACGCCTTTTGACGGGCTTGGAGGTGCGAATGAGTGACTGGGCGGCATATGAGCGGGAAAAGGCCGAGATCGCAAGGGCGGGCCTTTCCGTGGAAGAGTACGCGAGGGCCGTCCGGCTGCTCGCAGAGCGATACGGGCTTTGAGGAGGTGCTGTGATGTGGGGACAGACGATGCGCGTCTGCCGGGAGTGCCCGGACAACAGGCTGCCGGAGTGCGGCAAAGGCGGATGCGAGAGGCGGGACGCGGCGATGAAGCAGCAAAAGGCCTGTCGGGACGCCCTGGCCAAGGACAAGGCTGACAGGGCCGCCTACATGGGCGTTGTATTCAAAAGCTCCTGCAGGAAAGCGGGGCCGCTGTGATGGGGAAGATGTCCAGAGAAAAGGGCAAGCGCGGCGAGCGGGAAGTGGCCGCCATCCTCCGGGCTGCCGGGTATGACGGGGAACGAGGACAGCAGTACCACGGCGGGAAGGATTCCCCGGACGTTACCGGGCTTCCGGGTGTGCATCTGGAAGTGAAGCGGGTGGAACGGTTCGACCTTTACGGCGCTTTGTCTCAGGCCAAGGGCGACGCCGGGGAGAACGTCCCGGTAGTCGTTCACCGGCGCAACAACTGCGAGTGGGTGGCCGTGCTTCGGCTGGAGGACTTCTTGGCGTTCTACCGGGAATGGGAGGCGGGGCGTGAGCAGTAAGAGCAAAAAGCGCAAGCCGCAGATCAGCCTCACGAAGTCCGTGACCATCGCAGAGTGCATCTTTTTGTGGGCGTGGGCTACGGTGTATCGGCCCACGCAAGAGGATTGCGACAGGATGGAGGCAGAGCTTCGGAATGTCCGGGAGAGCGTGGCCACTCACCGGCTCAACGTATGGGATATCAAGCAGGCGTTAAAGGACGAGTACGGCATCGAAGTGGATGTCAAATGGAAGTGAGGCGAACGGATGAAGCACGTCGGAGATATAACCAAGCTCAACGGTGCGGAGTTGGAGGTAGTGGACTGCATCTCAAAAAGGAGTGATGTGGATCTGTGAGCAAACAGCATGTTTTATCACTCTCCTACGGCAAGGACAGTCTTGCATGTTTAGGAGCCATAGAGGAGCTTGGCTGGCCGTTGGATCGTGTCGTCCACGCGGAGGTCTGGGCTACGGACGCGATCCCGGCTGATCTGCCGCCGATGGTGGAATTCAAGGCCAAAGCGGACGAGATCATCAAGGCCCGATGGGGGGTTGAGGTTGAGCATGTTTCAGCCGGCAAAAATTACGAGCAGTGTTTTTACCTGATCTGCGGGGAGCAGGGGAGAGCGGCAAAGAGCAAGTGCAGCGGTGTGATTTATGGCTGGCCGTTCCAACGAGGGCCATGGTGCAACTCCAGACTTAAACAGCACATCCTACAAAAAACGCTAAATGGCACGGTACAGTACATAGGGATAGCGGCAGACGAGCCAAACAGATTTGGTGTGCTGTCTGACATTAAGCGTAGCCCTTTGGTAGAGGCCGGATGGGACGAAGCGTACTGCCGGAAGTGGTGCGAGGACAATGATCTGCTGTCACCGATCTACACCACGGCCACCAGAGGCGGGTGCTGGTTCTGCCATAACCAAGGCATCGGCCAGTTGCGGCTCCTGCGGAAGAATTACCCGGAATACTGGCAGATGATGCTCAAATGGGACAAGGATAGCCCGGTCACGTTCAAGCCGGACGGGCGGACGGTCCACGACTTTGACGAGCGATTCCAGCTGGAGGACGAGGGGCTGATCTACCCGGATGAAAAATTCCGCTGGTCCATGCTGGAGGACGGCGGAGTGAACTACAGACTGTTTTAGGAGTGATTTAGATGAGCAATGAATGTATGTCCCTGCCGCCGCTGAAGCCTTGTCCGTTCTGCGGTGGCCTTGATCTCGACTACTCGCAAAAACGAGTCCAGTGCGATCACGGCAGAAATACAAGATTCCATTCGGCTGTTTATTGCAGAAAGTGCAACGCCTACGGGCGGCGTGTGCTATCCGAAAAAGCATGGTCAAGAGACTACGAAGCACTGAAACGCATTACTGTCGGTCTGCGGGAAAAAGCCATCGAAGCATGGAACAGAAGGGCTGGTGAATCCAATGAGGTATAGCGTTTTTGTGTCCACCGAATACGGAGAGCACGAAACCTTTTATTGCGATACAAAAGACCAAGCAAATCTGTTGTACAACATGGCTGTTGAGTGCAAGTTCTTCGATTATGTCTGTTTAAGCAAAGTATATGATGAGAGCATCGTGGAAAGGGAGTGGGCTTCCAATGAGTGAATGGATCAGCGTTAACCGGGACAGGCTTCAGAAACGGATAATGCGCCATGTGGAAATTAACAACAAGTCCAGCTGCTGGGAATGGACAGGAAGCAAGAGAAACGGCTATGGACGAATGATCATTGGCAGCAGAACGGATGGCACACGCAAGAGTGATTCAGCCCACAGAGTATCCTATATCTTGGCACATGGCAGAATTCCAGACGGAATGGAAGTGTGCCACAAGTGCGACAATCCTTGTTGCGTGAACCCGGATCACCTTTTCGCAGGGACACATCAAGATAACATGGACGACCGGGAACGCAAGGGAAGAAACATCGTGTGGGTAGGGGAAGAACAGCCGAGAGCTAAACTTACAAAGAAAACTGTAAAGGATGCAAGATGGGAAAGGGCATACAAGGGAACATCTATCCAGAAACTTGCCGACAAGTACGGCGTTTCAAAGAAAACCATGCTTGATGCTTTGCGTGGTGTCACATGGAAGTGCGTTCCCTACTTTCCAGCACCACCGAAGGAGGATTGATTATGCGAGAAATACTTTTCCGTGGTAAGCGGTTAGATAACGGTGAATGGGTTGAGGGCGGCTACCGAGCCGAAAAGGTTGGGGGTTATATTACCGCAGTATCCATTGTGGAACACCTTGGGCATGGGGCATGGAATAATTACAGAGTAGACCCATCCACCGTAGGACAGTACACCGGGCTTTGCGACAAGAACGGCAAGAAGATCTTTGAGGGGGATATCGTTAAGTTCCTTCGCTATGTTGGAAAGATTGTTTTTGAGGAAGGGTCTTTCGGTCTTGCCATCGGTTTCAATGATGCTTTCGATTGGGATTATATTGACGAAGAAATGAAGCAGTTTACAGGCGTAGGGCAGTCAACAGCTTGCTTCAATAACCACTTTATTTCTTTGTGGGAAATTCTATGGAACTGCAACTGCGACCATAACGATTGTGATGTGGTCGAAGTCATCGGCAACATCCATGACAACCCGGAACTTTTGGAGGTAAGCCATGAGTAACGCTACAGCCGCGATCATCATACTGGCCATCGCTTACGTCGTGGCCATCGTGATCATTTGGAGGAGGGAACGATGAGGCGATTTGACACGGGCGCGGTCAGGGACAGCGCCGAGGGCAAGGGCAGATTCGATCTCTTGCCGTGGGGGGCGATACAGGCCCTCGCAAAACACTGCGAGCGGGGAGCGGCCCACTATGGAGAGCGAAACATCGACAAGGGCATCCCGCAGCACAGCCTGATCGACAGCGCGATCCGTCATCTGAGCAGCTACATACAGGGCGACGGTGAGCCCCACCATTTGACCGCCGCGCTCTGGAACATCGCATGGGCGGCGGAACAGGAGCTTAAACGCCCGGAGCTGGTGGATCTGCCGGAGCGGGGCGAGGAGGCCGGGGACGCCGTATGAAGGTCGGCGACAAGGTCGTGCGCGAGACGGTGCGCGCCGTGGCCGGGAACGGCACGAAAGAGCAGCTTATCCAAAAGACCGGCGTGGTGATCTGGCTCCACCCCAAAGGGCGGTTTCACCGGGTCTATTTTGAGTTCGGGCCGGGGCGCGGATACACAGAAAGCTATATAAGCGAATAATAGCTTGACAAGATAACTATAATGGAGGTGACGAGGCGATCAAAAATTTTTGACCAAGGAGGGTCGTTATGAACATAAGAACGGTAGAAAATGAACTGAAGCACCTGGAGCGCAAGCGGCTCGCCATAGGCAACTTACAGGAGGAGATCGACATCCTCTCCATGCGATACGGCGCGATTCGCGCAGCGCGGACGGACGGAGACGGCGTGACCGGCGGAGACGGGAGCGGTAGAGAGCTGGCCTTGATCGACAACATCGCACGCCGGGACGAGCTGAGCCGAGACCGGGACATTACAGCGAGAGAGGTGGACAAGATCGACCGGGCCCTCGCGCAGCTATCCCCACGGGAGCGCCGAATCCTCGACGTGATGTACATCCACAAAAGATATCGCGGTTGGGAGCTCCTGTGCGATGAGTTGTGCGTATCACGGTCGGCATTGTACCGGGAGAAGGATGAGGCTTTAAAGCATTACGGCATGATCCTCTACAGCGTCGTGACGCTGTGAACATGGGAAAAACCGGGGAAAACGGGGCCTTTTTCCTGTGGTATAATAAGAGCGTGGAATAACGGCCCTTTCTCCCGTGGCATTGGCCCGGGGTCACCTCCTTTCCTTTGTGCGGTGGCGGCATCCTGTCGGGTGTCGCCATTGTCGCGCTGTGGGGCTCTGTGGGGCGACTTAGCGTCACGGATGACAAATGACCCGGACAAAGCGCAAAGGACGCTCACGGGGCGTTGAACGGCGCAAATAAAAGCAGAGCCGACGGATCATGTCCGGGGCTCTGCTTTTGTGTTATGGCTGGATCAGTATGGGCTCGTGTTCCGGCCCATTTTCCGATCGTTCGCGGGGCGGAGCTGCCAGATGTGACGACCCAACAGCGCCAGACCCCAGATGATAAGCGCCAACGTGAGCAGTTCATTTTTGATGATGACCGCCACGACAGTGATCAAGACGAAAGCGAAGATGTTCATTGTTTGGCCTCCTCGATGGGCTCGAAGTTGAGGGTCAAGTCTCCGGCGACGTCATACACATAAGGCACGCCACACTCGACGCAATGCAGGCACGGCTCGTCTTGGCCGTCGTAGTTGCGATACTTGCAGCGATCACAAAGCATATGTAAGTCCTTTCTGCCGGGTATAAAGCCCCCGGCGGGGCGATTAGCGTTCCCAATTACGGCGCTCAATGTCTTTGTGGCATTTGATGCCGGGATGCAGTTTCCTGAGCTCTTCATATCTGGCAAATGCTTTTCGGCGGTCTTTCCCGCTGAAAACCTCCCGGAGCGGTTCGGTTTTGGTACCGTCCTCCATGGTGCGGGTGATTGTAACAACGTATTCAATGTGTCCTTTCCAGTGTGGGCAACGTTCCAGAGACAGCGCGTCTGTATATGCCATGGTTTCCAGTTGCGCATATCGCTTTGCAAGGTCGATCCGGTATTGCCGTAGTAGCTCCGCATATCGCTCGAGCTGCGCAATGGTTTGCGCGGTGCAGCGGTCGTAGTAGTCGATGTCTTTCGCGGCCTTCATGCTCTCCGGGGTTTTGACATGGATCCAGATGCGGTGTTCCGTGCTTTCGGTGTGTGTGCCGTATTGCTTAAACAGGTCCGAGTATTCCATTGCGTTTCCTCCAACAGGGGGGACGGCTTATGCCGTCGCCCCGATCCTTTCGTAGTTGCTGGATTCGCCGCCGCTGGTGAAGGTCTGAGAGCCGTACTTGGTGCGGATCTCGCCCATGGTGCGGTTGCCTCTGTGCCATTTGCGGCCCTCTTCATTGTGGCGCCAGTACCAGAGTTTTTTGTTATTGCTCCACCGGCAGCCGATGGCCTTGAGGGCTTCTTTGTGCTCCTTGGTGTTTCCGCCGATCCAGAGCCAGGAGCCGCAAAGCTCAACGTCGAGGCCGTCCAGCCTCATAAGGGCCGCGATCACTTCCCGGAACTCTTCCGCGGTTTCGGTGGTCTTGCGGTCATCGTCGGCGGTTTCGTTGTGCTTCTTTTTGAGGACCTCGAAGAGCGCGTCGTGTTCTGCGTTGATGGCTTTCATGGTTTCCAGATCACCGCCCCGGTCGGGGTGGTGTTTCATAGCTAGACGGCGATAAGCGGACTTGAGCTCGTCGAGGGTGTTGATATTCTGGAAGTGTTTCATTGTACTATTCCTTTCTGGCTCTTGGCCTTTCGTTTTATGGAGAGAATACTAAGTTAGTACCCTATTAAGTAAAGGCCTTTCAGCCCTTACTTTTTTTTTCTTCGAGAGCTTCTCGGAAAAGCTCCGACGTGCCGATCGTTTTCTTTTGGGATTCGATCCAGTCGATAAGGCTTTGATCTTCGGTTTTTCGCAAATACACTTGATACCGTTTGTATGTTTTAGCGTTCCATGCGGCTTTCTGCTCTGTGTTTGCTGCCACGGTTTCACCGTCCTTTATATTGGGGGCGGTTGCCCGCCCCGGCGCTTTACTTCTGGTCTGCTGTGGCGATATACACGCGGATGAGCTTCTTGATCTCCTCTTTGGTGTAGGTCTCCTGTGCGGGGTTCTCGGCGATGATGTTGCAAAGGTCAAAAGCCATTGCCTTTCGTGTGTCCTGTCTTTCGGCTTCGGTTCCCATTGCTGTGTCTCCTTTCTTGTCGTGTTGTCCTCTGTGATAACAATATAACACTAAGATAGTACTTTAACAATAC